TCCTATTGGATTATGTATATCTTCTTCTCCTATTTCATAATCATCAACAAGCACTTTATAATATCTATTTGCCATATGTGCTTCTAATCCTTCAAAATTAGTTATCAAAAACCTTATCGCATCGGCAGTACAATTTATTACAGCGTCTAATTCTTTATGACCTACAAAGTCAGCTAATTCTCCATAAAGTTTAACTTTTCTGAGCATAGCGATACCTCTTACCAGTACATTTTAACAACCACTCAGAATATGGCTCTCTACAAGATAGTCTATCTGCTAAATGGTGTAAAACCATATCTCCAAGAAAAATAGCTACATGATTTAAAGTTGGGTGCAATATCGACATCAACAGGACATCTCCTTCTTCTAACTTTTCATCTGATCTAAGTTCTCTGAATCCTGTTCGCCACGCATAATCTTCAAACAAAGGATTTTCCAAAAACTCTTGCGGTGTCATAGTTCTTGCATAATCTTTTAATTCTATACCTTTCTCTTCTTTATACCAGTCAACGACTAAACTCCAGCAATCAGTAATACCCCAAACCCACGGTCTGCCCAGCAGTTCTGGTACATAACCCTCTGGCTGACACTCACCCCACTCTTCTGTTTTTGGATTAACAATATACCATGGCAATTTGCTATGTTCACAACTTATTCGATCAGCCTGACTTGGTATTGGTGGTGTAGTTGGGTGACTATGAACAACAGCAACAATGTCACCTAGATTATCTGCTTTTACATAATCCTCTGGATTTAAAATAAACTCCTGATGATTTGTTATAGCTAAATTTTGACAGGGATAATATTTTTGTTTTCCTCTAATATTCAATAAAAGTCCTACAGCTTCTTTAGGATCTTGCTCTTTCGCATGAACCAATGCGTCATCCTTCCAACTCATTGTGTAAATGTACCAATGCTGGGAAATAAAGCACGGGTGCATTGACGTTTTGGCGCTCGAACCCCAGCCATATCTATTGCTCCACTAAGTTCAAATTCAACAACATCTCTGTTTTCTGCGGATTTACGATCTACTGTATAAATTTGTCTTTTAAATTCTGCTGTAGGATCTGGTGTACCTAGTGGATTTGAGCCGCCCGAAAAATTAGCATTATCAATAAATCTTGCCATTGTTCTTATTCTTGTAAATGTAGCTCCTGTCAAATCATTACCCGCTGTTGTTTCATTAACAAGTAATAAAATTGCAGATATAGTTCCAAAAGCATTACTAACAATTAATTTTGGTCTTGGAATCTGGCCACGTTGATAAGCAAAACCTTCAGCTATAATTGGAAATCTTTGATAAGAATTCCCATCCCAGACTATTTCACCATTTGCATTTAAGTTACTTCCAGAATGAAATCTGTAAATCGTAGTTGCACCATGTAAAGAACTGTCTAACTGTAATGTGAAAAGTTCAATAATTGCTGAGGGGTTTATTTTTTGAGCTTCACTAAAAACAGGATCAGTACTCATGGTTCAAACACCTCTCTAAATGTTGCCTGTATTGTTGCTCTGTTTAAATATGGAATTGATTTAGACCATGACTCACATACAAATTTAGATGAACTAGATTCTCCAGTTGGTTGAAAATCAAAACTAGCACTATCGTTAGCTCTTGCATCTAAGAAAGTTTCAATAGTATCAGCGTCAGTTTCTGAAACTTCAAAAGTAAGGTTAAATATTTTTGGATTTTGATGTTCTGCTAGGCCAAAAAGTATGCGGTGTTCATAGCCATCAGCAAAACGGACTGTTCTTGTATTCGGTGCTGATCTTTTTTGTTGTCCGTATGTTGGACTAATTGAAGGAAAAGTAGCCATTATGCAAGCAAGCCTCCCGGTCTTTTTTGTTGTATTAACTCAGATTGTACTGCAACCGATATAAGACGACCAAGTTCTCTACCTCTTTGCTCATCACCCTCAACAGCAGAGCCAGAGGCATCCACATTGACTACAACATTAGTAGTTGAAGCTCCAAGCTGATTGTTAGGAATTATTGTACCAGCCGTTTTAGGGACAAAAATTTCTGGCCCACGTTCTCCAACTATTGATGGTTTTCCTACAGGTGGCCTTCCACCATTAGCAAATCCCGGTAATTTTGCAAACGGGCCGCCAAAAATAGAACCAAGAATTGTATTTATACCAAGTCTTAACAACTGTGTAGCAATATCATTTAAAATGCTTTTTGCAGCTTCACCTAATGATTTTGTTTGCATTATTGCACCAACTAAAGCATCTGAAATACCTGAAGCAATATTGTCACCTATTTCAACAAAAGCTTCACTAATTTTTTTTGTATCTTTTTCTATTTTTTCAGTAGCATTTTCTACTTCTTTTAAAACTTTTAGACGTTCATTAAGTTTTGCTATTGATTCATTTACTTTTCTTAAAGACTCATCTCTTAAAGCAGCGCCTCTTTTTTGTGACTCTAAAAATTCTTTTCTAGCTTCTAAAGCATTTAGAGCAGCATTTATTTCAGCCTCTCCACCTTTTTTTACTAAATCATTCAGTTTTTTCCGCTGTTTTATTTGTTTTATTATTGCAGTCGTCACGGCTCCTATAGCTGTTGCAAGAGCAACAAAAGGCAAAGCGTTTAATGCGGCAGCAAGAATAACAGCGCCTCCTCCAGCGGCTATAAAGGCTGTTTTAGCAGCAATTAAAGAAACAGCAGCTGCTTTACCAGCAAGAGCAATACCAGTAAATATCAATGCAGTTTTGCCTACTGGTGAATTTACAAAGGCCGTTATCGCCTTAGTAGCTTCTGTTAGTCCCTTAATTACTGGCATTACAACAGGCATTAAAGAATCACCAAAAGCCCTACTTAGGTTTTCTGTTTCATTTGTTAAATTTTTAAAAACTTGTGTCGGATCGTTTTCTAATAATTCTTGCAGAAACTCGGCTCCCTCTGTTCCAACTCTTCCTAAAGCTCTAAGAACAACGTCACTTGTCAATTTACCTTCAGCCGCAAATTCTTTTAGTTTTCCAATATCAACATCAAGTTCTTTAGCAATTGGAGCAAGAACTGTTGGTACTTGTTCTGAAACACTTCTAAATTCATCACCAGCAAGCCTTCCTGAGCCAAGAGCCTGTGCTAATTGTCTAAATGCGTTAGATGACTCCATTGCTGACGCACCAGCTAATTTAGCAGCCGTATTAAATCCAAAAAATACAGTTTTAATATCATCAACTGATGTTCCAAGTGGAGCTAATCTTGCTGTTATATCTGTTACCCCTTCAAGAGCTTCAGTTGCACTTAATCCAAAAGTTTTCTGAGCATCTGCCGCAATTTGCTGTGATTTAGCAAAATCTGCACTGCTTTTAGTAAGCAATTCTAATCTTACATTTAATTTTTCAAAATTTGCTGATGTTCTTATTGCTTGACGACCAAGAAGACCTATTCCAGATATAGCAATAATATTTCTAAGACCATTAAATGAATTTTGTAATTGATTGGTTTTTTGTTGAACACCATTTAATGCTCTTGTTGCACCACTGGCATCAACTCTTAACCTTACAACTGCCTCTGCCACAAATTTTAAAAACCTTTAACTATATATTACCTTGAATTGTGTTTTTGTCGTTGCATGGCTATCTTTTGCTGTTCATTTTTGTTTTCATAATATGCCGCCCAAAATATCAACTCTTCTTGAGAAATAGATTTTCTTAATTCTTGTAATGTCTTGCCTAACTCTGATGCGAGAAAAAACTCAAAATTTAACAAGTTATCTCGCTTTATTAGTTTTTTGCTGTGTCTAACTCAAGCTTTATGTCCATCATAAATAATTCAAGATCATTTAAAACAGACTCAGGTAAAAATCTTTTTAAGTTTTCAGCATCAGCAGATGCAAAAGCTTTTGTACCATCCTCATTTTCTGCAAGTTGACAAAGAAGTCTTGTTGATATGGCTAGAGCATCTTGAGTGCCAGCTGCATTTTGGGCCTGTATTCTATCGTGTCTTGTTAGTGGTGGAAAATATAATATTTTTAATAATTCACCATTTGGCTTTTTTAATTCAAATTTTCTTCTTTCATTCATTACATCACTGAAAGCCTCAGTAATGAGATCTACGTTTCTTTTTGTTGCCATGAGTTAAGTGCGAAGTACTCTTTTAAATTTACTATATAGCTGAAGTAATGGCACCACTTGTTATAAATGTGATATTCACTTCTTGAATCTCACCAAGAGTTGCTCCATAATCAGCATTGGTAATAATTCCAGAAAAACCAATTTTCTTTGCTGATTGTGCAGAATCTGGAAAAAGCTCAAATAAAGCATCTGCCTGATCGCCAGTTACAAGAACATCATCAATAAAAGCTTGATAATCTGAGTTTCCAGATGGGTTATAAAGTAAAGTTGCAGAACCTTCACCAGAAATAAGACCACCAACAAAAGATTTTGAGGTGTCACCCATTTTTGTAACTTCCATTGTGTCTTTAGAAACAGACAATGACCATGATCTTAAATCACTTACATCTGCCTCAGTACCAGCAGCATTGTGAAACATGATTTTACCTACATCACCTTTAACAGCCATAACAAAAAAAAGTATTTATCTAATATTAACCCTTTTCAGTCTTTTTTACACCTTTTTTCGTTTTTTTATGACTCTCATAGTATTTTCTGCAATCTGGATCCCAGTAGTTTGCTTCCCTTCTACCTTTAACAGCTTCAATAGCGTCTAGCATTTCTTCTGTAATTTCAAGTTTTGCCATGATTAAAGATCCTCATATATTTCAAAAGTTATCCTGATTTGAGTTTGAAACTTTCCCTGTGGACTTGAAGTTAAAACTTCTGGGCCTATCGGAGAATCAAAAATAACATTAGAAACTGTAATATTATTGTAAAGGTCACGCAGTCTTTTGCCAATTTTGAAATTCTCACCAGAGCCAATACCTTCGTCAGTAAAAATATTTAAAGTAATTAATCCGACAATACTGTTTGTTGAGTTACCAGAACCACCCATAGTTAAGTAGCTACCAGAACCAAAACTTGTTAAACATTGAACAAATGACTCCTCAGCATTTGAATCAAAAGTCATATTATTAAAAACTATTGGAATAATTGGTGCGGAAGCAAGCTCTGTTGCCAACCTAGACTCAATTGTGGATCTTACAGTATTTAAATTTATTGCAGCCATCAAATAGCTCTCCTAATTTGTTGCATGACATATTGCTCAAGTTCTTTGCCAATAAGCTCAGGAAAACCAGCAACCACGTTTTGTCTTGTTCTATATTGACCACCCCATGATGGTGGTAGGTTCACACCAAAGCAGACTGGCTCTGCATAGACAACATTATTTGTCACCTCTCCTTTTAATGGTTCAATTTTTGTTTGCCATGCAGCCCTTAATCTACCTGTATCAACTGGAGTAGCTTTTTTTACTCTTGCTGTCCATTCAAGAGTGGTCGCTTGTACTAAATCAACGACTAAATCTTTAAAAAAATCATCAATTTCTGTTACTTTGATCTGTCTTGCCATAATTACCTCAAAATCAAATCAAAACTTATTGGAGTATTGTTTTGCTCATTTACCCCTATCTGTATAATTTTAAATTCAACACCGCTAATAATTACATTATCTTTTGTTGTAGGTACAAATGTAATATCACCAGCAGATATTGTGAGAACTCTATCTTGTGACTCAATCAAATCATTTACTTGGTTCCTTGATACATTCCCTAAAACTCCTTTTATCGTGACTATACTTTTGTTTTTATAGAAAGTACCAGAACTAGGGTCATATTTACCCTGAGTAAATCTTTTTATAGTCACATCACCACCAAGCTTTTTAAGTGAAGCACTAGCGGCCTTTTTTAGAGCTTTAGCAAGACTCATAAGTAATAAGCAATGACTTGGCCACTTGCAAGAGTAATACTTGTGATAACCCCACAAACTTCTGTTGAGGCTTTCATCTCAATTCCATTTATTGTTGAAGATCCATTTTCTGTAATGTTTTCAGCAACAAAAGTAGCCTCTGAATCTTTTAAAGCGTGAACTTTACCGAATCTGCCTGTGTG